GATGCCGTACTCCACGCGGATCGAGGACACGGCTCGCTCCACCTGGGCGAGCAGACCCGCAATCACTGCACGATGGTCCGCACCGTCTTCGTCGGCGTGCGCTACCAGGGCTTCGACGGCTGGGCGCAGTTTGCAGACGACGGCGGCTTCTGCTTCGGTGGCCAGCTTGGTGGCCTCCTCGCGGATCGCGGTGACCTTCTCGTCGGGAGTCCTGGCCGCCACCAAGCGACGGGTTTTCTCCAGCTCCAGCTTGGTGTCCTGGAGCTTGCTCGATGTGTCAGCGAGCACCTGGCTCTGCGCCTCATAGTCGGCATTCGCGTTGTCAAGCTGCTGGGCGAGCGCCTCTTTGTCCTTGGCGTTCTTCGCAATCAGCTCTTCGGCCAGATCAACGAAAGCGTCCTTGTCGCCGGACTTAGCGGCTTCGAGCAGAGCTGTCTTCTGGTCTTCGGGGAGCCGGCGATACTGGCGTAGCTCGCGGTAGCCGATGCCCATGCGGGACATGGATTCGAGAGCCTCTTCACCGAAGGCTCGGAGGTTGGCTATGTCACGATCAACCTGATCGACAGAGCGGCCAAGTAAATTGCAGAACTCTTCCCAAGTACCGGAAAGAATCTCCGCACCGTGCGGATTTTTTTTCCCGGCGATTGCGCGGTAGAGCTTGTATTCCTTGACATAGGCAAGTTTGGAAGTCCGCACCGTGCGGGAAAACTCTTCAAATGCACCAGCCATCTGTGCTTGGCCAAGAAGTTGGTTGACCAGGTCACGTTCTTCTTGCATGCCTTGAGCAATGTCACCCAGGACTGTCAGCGCGGTGGCGTCCTCTTGGAATACTTGTGAATTGATTTCAGGCATCGGTTGAATCTCCGGGGTGCTCGCTTTACGGGCCATGTACTACTTCCTTAATCAGTTGGGGATGCGGGTGTAACGCTGACGTCGTTCGTTCAACTCTCGCTGGGCCTTGCCCAAGGCCTCCTCAAACGCGTAAGACACTTGCACCAGGCGCGGACCGAGTTGCCAACGGTGATGATCGTGAGGGCTGCGGTCTGCCAGGCCGGCAGTACGGAGGTTTTCCAGGGCGCGCAAGGCGTTGTCGTTCGTGCAATCGGCGGCGGTGGCCACCTCTTTCAGGAGCATGCCCCGGAACTCATTACCCGCCAGGGCCAACATCACACGCAGTACGCGCTGCACCTGCTCCGAGGTGTACTTGTCGTCTCGGCTCATGGCTGCTCCCCCAGTTCGAGCTGCGGCTGGGCGTGTTGCTGCACGTTTCCGCGATGCCATGCCAGCTCTTCCAGGCCGGCCTGGATGGCGGCAAGGGCAGCAGCTGCCTCAACGTCGTCAGCATAAAAAGCCATCAACTGGCCTGTCGCGTCGTGCAGGGTTGCTTGCAGGGTCTGGATATCGTGGGTGCTAGCGGTACGGCCAGCGGGTACATCGATCAGCAGCTTGCCACCGCTGCTCGCCAGCCAGCGTGTAACCAGGCTGATGCCGCATGCCTGTTCGTAGGCCGGGATCAGCACAGCGGGCATACGGCCATTGGCGATCCACTTGTAGAGAGTCCAGTGATCCTCCAGCCCCATCAGAGCGGCGATGCGCTCGATGCCGTGGTTGAAGCGCTCCTTGGCGTGCTGCTGACACAACTTGAGAGCGTCACGAAGGTTGTTCGGCTGCACCCGTTTCCACTGACGAGGGCTCATTGGAATTGCCCCGTTGCGAGCCCGGATCGGGCTTCCAAACAAAAACCGGGTTTGACTCTTGGTAATGTCATTGCGCCATGCACAATGAAATCGGGTACATTCACTGAAAGGGGTTGGGTCATGGGCAACGAGCTGCAGCACTTGCAAGCACAAGTAGAGGCACAGAGCTTTGTGATCGAAGCGCTATTGCGGATCTGTGTACAATCAGCACTGATTGACCCGGTGGCCATGGCCAGAGAGTGGCGTGGGTTCCGGCAGAGCCCGACTTTCTTCGCTACGGATGCTGTAGCGAAGCGGCAATTGGCCGATGAACTGGATGCTTGGGCTGACGTGATCATCATGCGACTTCCAGAGCCTTCGCAGGATCGACACAGACTTCTCCGGCCTTGATGCCCAGCTTGATGGCAATCTCGTAAGCTTGGCCACGCACGCATTTTTTGCGGCCGCCGAGAACCTCGTACACCATGTTCGGGGAATATTTGTTCGCAATTGCCCATTGGGCAATCGAAACGCCCTTGGATTTAAGGGCCTCACGGACCTGCTCCGGGGTGCGCAGCTTCATGGAGAAAGCTCCTTTCGAGGGGTGATGACACGGCTTTTAGTGTCGATTAAGTGACCATTCGTGGTGGGATGGTGTGAACTGATTATGAGAACTTTGATTCTCTTTTTCAAGGGGTTTGTGTGACCTTTAGTTCTCTTTCTTGTGTTCGGATGCAGGAGGAACGCAAGCGCCTAAAGCTCAAGCAGGCAGAAGCCGCTGCTCAATGTGGTGTCTCCAGAGAGGTGTGGGGGCGCTACGAGAGGGGCGTTGCGGTGCCTGGCGGGGAGGTCTTGTATGCCTTTGCGAATGTTGGGGCAGACGCTCAATACATCCTCACAGGCGAGCGTCGGAGCCAGCAGGCGTGCCCGGATTTACCGGCGGATGAGCAGTTGCTGCTCGACAGCTATCGCGGCCTGAGTGCAATCAAGAAAAAACAGCTACTCGCATCCCTGCTGACAGGTGATGCAGCAAAGAAACCGGATAAGAGTGGCGGTGGCGTTGTCGTTACCGGCTCGGGCAATAGAACAGCAGGTAGGGACTACAAGGAGTGAGGAGTAGTTCGTGAGTGATAATGACGTTACTGTCGGTGGCGCACGAAATCGGGCAGCTGGCCGAGACTACTACGAGTTCAACATTAGAGAGGTTAGCGCGCAGCGCGATCTGCGTGAGCTCGTCCCTGCTCAAAGGAAAGAGTTGTACGACCTGGGAGCGAGGTGTACCGAGCTGGGTGCCGACTCGAAAGACATTTGGCGGGCTGTCTTCGCAGAGCTTAGCGTCAAGCAGATCGGCGATATCACTGCTGAGCAGTTCCAGCAAGCGCGAATTGTGCTGCAGTGTCGGCTTGATGCTTTGCTGGAAGAGGAAGATAAACGACGCCTAGTCGGCAAGGTTCTCCGTATGGCCACAGAAAAAGATGCTGGAGCCGAGCTCAATAATTTCTGTGATGTCACTTTCGGTCGCACGCACCTCAACAAACTAAAGCGAGCAGAGCTTCAGCGAGTGTTGGAATTTGTTCAGGGCTTTCAGGTTCGCCCGCTCTCAGTCGAAGCCATAGTGGAAAACCCGCAACGTATGCCATTGCGCGAGTTCTTGCTCACTCACAGGGCACACGCCGCAGGGCTGTTTGTCTTCGGGGTAATCGTTGGGAAATTCTGGTTCTGAGTCCATCAGGCCTGCATTATTAAAGGAGAAAGGGATGTCTGGTGTTGTCTTTGCTTTGGGTTTGATTTTCTTGGTGCTCGCCATGGCAGGCCTGTTCAAGCCAGAACTATTCAAGGACAAAAGAACGGGCGCAGTGCCCAGTCGTTGGCAAGTCTTCTTCGGCGGGGTGATGGTTGCGGCTGTCGCCTTTCTCATAGCTCACTACTCAGCTCCTCAACCCAAAGCTAAAGAGGTTCCAGAGGTTGCCGCGTCGGATGAAAGGCTCAACGAAGTGCCGGAGCAGGCGCCTCCAGCCTCCCTTGAAAACATCAACAATAAGTCCGCAAAGCCGGTTGGCGAGAAGACCTTGGGCGTTACGCCTGAAGAGTTTCGAATCGCATTCAATAAAACCATTGGCCAGATTGATAGTAGCTATAGAGCTGCCGAGTTTGAGGTTGAGAGCGGGGACGTCAATGATGTCTTCAAGCACTCGTTGGCCGAAAACGTATCCGTTGTAGGGACGGTCAACAAAAGTGACGGCAGCATGCGGGATCTGTTGATTCTCGTTGCTGGTTCTGACAAGGACCAGGTGAAGCCGCTGGCCGTACTGCTCACGGCCGCTAGCGCACTTAACCCTGACGAACCCAAAGAGCGCGTCTCCAAAGTGGTGGCGGGGTTGATTAAGAGCGCCATATCCAACATTGAGTCAGGTACTCCATTTGAAGAGGATCTGGGTGGTGTGCATTACACTGCTGCTGCCAGCCGCTACACAGGACTAATGTTCAGCATTGGCAGTAACGTGAAATAGGTCTTTCTGATCCTGCCCTGTTCTCTTTAAACCTGATTAAAAGAACTCCTGCTGCACGCCGCCGATCATGGCGGCGTGTTCGTTTCCGGTGCCCACATCCAGTGGCGCCGAACCAGCAGGAGGCGCCATGCGACCCAACTCTCCACGCGGCATCCGCAATTTTAACCCCGGCAATATCCGCCATGCCCCAGGCACCCGCTGGCAGGGCATGTCGGCCAATCAGAATGATGCTTCATTCGTCCAGTTCACCGGCCCCCAGTGGGGTATCCGGGCCATCGCTCGCACCCTAATCACCTACCAGGACAAGCATGGCCTGCGCACCGTCCGCCTGATCATCAGCCGCTGGGCGCCCCCTAACGAGAACAACACCGAGAGCTACATCCGCCAGGTAGCTGGCCGCGTGGGTGTATCGCCTGACGCCCGTATCGATGTGTACGACTACCGCACGATGAAGGTGCTGGTGGAGGCCATCATCCGGCATGAGAACGGCTCTGGCCCGTTGGCTGATGGCAATTGGTACGGCGAAGCGCTGATCAATGAGGGCCTGCATCTGGCAGGAATCATCCCCGATGCGTACCACGGGGAGCCGGCATGAAGCTGATCGACAACTGCCATTGCTGCTGGAAACTCCACAGCGTACAGCTCGCCATCGTCATCGCGCTGCTCGGCCTCATCCAGGCCACCATCCTGCCCATGTGGGAAGCTCAGCTTTCTCCGGCGACCTATGCGCTGATCAACAGTGTGCTGGCCGTGCTTCTGTTCCTCGCTCGCCTGGTGAAACAGCCCGTTGAGCAAGGGGGCACGGCATGAGACTGCTGACTCGGCTGTTCACCCATCTGCTGACCTTGCTGCCTACAGTGCGCTTCCTGCCCGGTGCGGCGAGCTGGTACGGACCATCGCCCTTGCGCATGTCCCGTCCAGGCAAGTCGGGAGTCGCTGCCGTGCGCCGTGCGGCCCGCAAGGCGCGCAATCGCCGGAGGGCACGCCGTGCTTGAGCGCCTGACTACTTCCTTACCGTCCGGTTTGGTAGTCGGCTTGTTGGCTTGCCTGGTCTTTGGCGCTGCTGGTGGCGGTATTGGCTACGGCTTCGGTTATCACACCGCCGAGGCCCTCGGCAAAGCCGACTTGGCCAACCTGAAAAGCGAGCACGCCGACCAGCGTGCTGCTGCGGACAAGGAACGGCTGGAGCAGTTGCAGCAGCAGATCAACCGAGCAAACCAGGTTGACCAGGAGCTGCAGCAGACCAAGCAGCAGCTTACCGACGCCCAAAAAAAGCTCCAGGAGCGAATTCCCAATGTCACGACCGTCTACCTGCCGGGGCCGGCTGCCACGCCTACTCCTATCCCTCGTTGCGTATTCACTGCTGGCTGGCTGCGCGACTTCAACCTTGCCCTCGGAGGCTCCCCTGTGCGAGCCAGCACCCCAGGCCCCGACGCCGCCTTCGCTGATGGAGCCGCCTGGCCCACCCCCGGTACTGCAGAAGAACTACTGGAAAGCGGGGTCACCCCCGCAGACATCCTTGCCTTTGCCCAGGATTACGGTCGTTGGGCTTTGGGAATTCGTGCCCAACTCGTCGCGTTTCAGCGTAAGGAATGACCGCATATGGATGTAGCTGATCTGGCGCAAGACAACGATTTCACCGAGGCCGCGCTACACGCGCATCGATCCGGCCTGCAGCAGCGTTCGGGTCCGTCCGCCTATCGCTGCGAAGAGTGCGGCGATGCGATCCCGGAGGCACGCCGCCTGGCAGAGCCCGGCACCGACCTCTGCGTGGAATGCAAAACCACCCTGGAGCAACTGACCAAGCGGGGCTTGCGATGAACCTGAACGAACTCGACTTCGGTTTCCAGACCGTGCAATGGGTGGTGGTCACCGTCATCGGTATCTACACCTGGATGACCAATCGCCAGGCCGCCAGCGCCCAGGAGATGCTGGAGCTGCGCACCCGTATCGTCGCCCTGGAAGAGCGCATTCGCCACCTGCCGGATCACGCGGCCATCACTGAACTACTCGGTGACATGAAGGCTGTCAGGGCTGAACTGGTCGCCATGCAGGGCTTGACCCGTGCGGTGGACCGCATCAATGACTATCTGCTGCGAGAGAAAGCATGAGCCAGTACGCTGATTTCCTGCGCCAGGATATGCGCCTGGTGATCCTGCGCTTGCTGGTGGAGATGCCGGCATACCGCGCCAACAGCTCTGTGCTGAATGCTGCCTTGGACAGCTACGGTCACAGTGTCAGTCGTGACCAGGTCAAGACCGAGCTGCTGTGGCTTTCCGAGCAAGGTGCGGTGTCGCTGGATGATATCGGCCCGGTGCTGGTGGCCACGCTGACCGAGCGCGGCCAGGATATCGCTGCTGGCCGTGCGCGTGTTCCCGGCATCAAGCGTCCGGGGGCCTGACTATGGCGGGTAAATCCTCCATCAACCGTCTGCCCCCGATGGTCAAAGCGTACATCCAGAAGTTGCTGCGTGAAGACCGGATGACCTTGGATGAGATGCTGGAGGATATCCGCCATCGCTTCCCCAACGAAAAGGCACCCAGCCGCAGCGCCCTGGGCCGTTTCAAGGTGGGCTTCGAGCAGCTCACCGAGAAGGCACGGCAGACCCGTGAGCAGGCCGAAGCCTTCGTCGGGGCTCTGGGCGAGGATGCCAGTGACAAGACTGGCGCCTTGCTGGTCGAAGCCATTTCGACCCTGACCTACCAGGCCGCGCTGGGCGCCCACGAAAACGACGATGTGACCATCAAGGAAGTGGCGACCCTTGCTCGTGCCGCCAAGGCCACCATGGAAGCGCGCACCCTGAGTGTGAAAGAGCGTCAGACCATAGAGAAAGCTGCCCGTGGACGCCTGCTCCAGGAGCAAGCTGCCGAGCTGGACAAGGAGGTCCGCAGCGGTGGCATGGATGAAGAGCAGGCCTTGTTCTGGCGGCAGAAGTTCCTTGGGGTGAAGGTATGAGCCAGCCAGCCGTGAAGCCCAGCACCAGCACGCTGCGCGTTGTCGAGTGGGACGAGCTGCCAGAGTCAGTACGTACGATCCCGCACGGCTACAACCCGATCACCGAAGGCCTGCTGATGGCGCACCAGGCTGACTGGCTGGCCATCAAGGCGCAGATCAAGCTGTGCGAGAAAGGCCGTCGTACAGGCATCACCTTCGCCGAAGCGCTGGACTCGGTGATCACCGCCGCCTCACGCAAGAGCGCGGGCGGCATGGACGTGTTCTATGTCGGTGACACCAAGGAAAAAGGCCTGGAGTTCATCGGCTACTGTGCCAAGTTTTCCCGCGTGATCGCCGAGGCGCAGGCCTCGGGTGTCAGTGAGATCGAGGAGTTCCTGTTCGAGGACCAGGATGAATCCGGCAGCACTCGCCAGATCAACGCCTACCGTATCCGCTACGCCTCGGGCTTCAAGATCGTCGCATTGTCGAGCAACCCGGCCAACCTGCGTGGCCTGCAGGGCAAGGTAATCATCGACGAAGCTGCCTACCACCGGAACGTCTCCGCCGTGCTCGATGCTGCGACCGCGTTGCTGATCTGGGGCGGCCGCATCGTCATCATCAGTACCCACAACGGCAAGGCCAACGCCTTTAACCAGATGATCGCCGACATCCAGGAAGGCCGGTATGGCGATGCCGCCGTGGTCTACAAGGCCACCTTCGACGATGCCGTGGCCAACGGGCTGTATGAACGGCGCTGCATGATGCGTGGCGAGGCTCCCACGGCCGAGGGCAAGGAAGCCTGGTACAAATCCATTCGCAATGCCTACGGCCCGCGCAAGGCGCAGATGCGTGAGGAACTCGATGCCATCCCACGCGATGGCAACGGCGTCTGCGTACCGGGCGTGTGGATTGAAGATGCTATGCGCCCAGATCGCCAGGTGCTACGTCTGGCCCTGGACGAAAGCTTCACCCAGCAGGCTGTCTACCGCCGCGAGGCCTATGTCGAAACCTGGATGGAGCCGCACCTGCTGCCGCTGCTGCAGCAACTCGACCCAGAGCTGCGCTGGTTCCTGGGGATGGACTACGCCCGGCACCGCGATTTTTCGATCATTTGTCCCATGTCGGTCGACCAGCAACGCCACCGCGATGTGCCTTTCGTGGTGGAGATGCACAAGGTTCCGACACGGCAACAACAGCAGGTGCTGTTCACCATCCTGCGCGCACTGCCGAACTTCATGGGTGCCGCCCTGGACGCCTCCGGTAACGGCGAAACCCTTGCCGAAGATACCGCCGACGAGTTCGGTCACGAACGCATTCACCAGGTGAAGCTGTCGCGCGCCTGGTATGGCGCCTGGATGCCGCGCTTCGTGGGCCTGTTCGAGGACGGGACGATCACGCTTCCAAGGGATGATTCACTGCAGCAGGACATCCGGGCTATCGAAACCGTCGATGGCATCCCGATGATCGTTAAGGCCCGTCAGCAAGACCTCAAGGACCCGGAACTCTATCGCCACGGCGACTTCGCCGGCGCTGGTGTGCTGGCCACCTTCGCCACCCTGGAGGCAGCCTCCGGTCCCGTCATTGTCAAATCCCGCCGTCGCAGAACGATGGCCCGCATTACTCAGGGGTACGCATGAGCAACAAAGGCGTGTGGGTCAGCCCCACCGAATTCGTCACCTTCGCCGAGGCCAAGCGTGACAAGAGCCTCACCGACCATATCGCCAGCCGTGGCCGTAGCTTCGACGCCCAGGCACTGGGCATGTACCTGCCCAATCCGGACCCGATCCTCAAGGCCCAGGGCAAGGACATCAAGGTCTATCGTGACCTGCGCAGCGCCGCCCTGGTCGGCGGGAACATCCGGCGTCGTAAGTCTTCGGTGCTGGCTCTGGAGCGGGATCTGAAGCGAGCCAAGGCACCTGTTCGCGTCGAGCGGTTCATTCGAGATTGGCTGACCGACCTGGATCTGGACCGTATTGTCCGCGAGCTGCTCGATGCTCCGTTGTTCGGCTACCAGCCGGTAGAACTGATGTGGAAACCTGTAGGGTTGAACCTGGTACCTGAGGATCTCTTGGGCAAGCCAGCCGAATGGTTCCTGTACGACCAGGACAACCAGCTACGCTTCCGCGCCCGCGATGCTGGTATCCAGGGCGAGTTGTGTGATCCGCAGCGCTTCGTTGTGGCGCGTCAGGACGCTACCTACAACAACCCCTATGGCTTCGCTGATCTGTCCATGTGCTTCTGGCCCGTGGTGTTCATGAAGGGCGGCATGAAGTTTTGGGTGCAGTTCACCGAGAAGTACGGCAGTCCATGGCTCATCGGTAAACACCCACGCGGGGCATCGACCAAGGAAACCGATGACCTCCTGGATAGCCTTGAAGGGATGGTGCAGGACGCGGTGGCGGTGATACCGAATGACTCCAGCGTCGAAATCAAGGAAGCGGCCGGCAAGACTGGCAGTGCCGATGTCTACCGTGAACTGCTGATGTACTGCCGCAGCGAAATCAACGTGGCACTGTTGGGCCAGAACCAGACGACGGAAGCAGAGGCGAACCGTGCCAGCGCCCAGGCCGGCCTGGATGTCACCGAGGATATCCGTGATGGTGACGCCAGCATCGTCGCAGCGACACTAAACTCGGTCATTCGCCGGGTGGTTGATCTCAATTTCGGCGAGAACGTCGACGCCCCCGTGTACGAACTGTGGGAGCAGGAGCAGATCGACAAGGCCTTGGCCGAGCGCGACAAGTCGCTGAGCGAGTCTGGCGTCAGGTTCACCACGACCTACTGGCAACGTACCTATAACCTGCAGGACGGCGATATCGAGAGCCTTCCTGCGACGCCGGCCGAGGTTAACGCCGACTTCGCCGAGTCAGGTTTACGTCCGGTGCTGGATCAGCACGCCCTGGACCAGGCCATCGATGGCTTGGCCCCAGCGGATCTGCAGCAGCAGGCCGAGCAGGCGTTACTGCCCGTCATCGAGGCCCTGCAGAAGGGCCGCGACGAAACCGAAGTCCTGGGGTTGCTGGCGGAGACCAGCCCTGACCTGGATGCGACAACGTTGCAGGCGCTGCTGGCCAAGCTGATCTTCATGGCGAACCTTTGGGGCCGTCTGAGTGCAGCGGCTGATCGGGAGGACTGATCATGGCTACTGCACAACCGGTCAATCCGGCCGACCTCAAGGCTATTTTCGGTTTGGAGCCTGCCGCCGCCATCGCTTATCTGAAGGGCAAAGGCTATGCGATCTCCTGGGATTGGCAGGACATGCTCGATGCGGCCCATGACCAGGCGTTCACGGTGGCCAAAGCCATGCGCCTGGACTTGCTGTCGGACATCCGCGAATCGCTGGAGCGTGCCCTGCAGGAAGGCAAGACCCTGCAGCAGTTCACCGAAGAGCTGCAGCCCGTCCTGGAGAAACAGGGCTGGTGGGGTAAGCAGGTGCTGGTCGACAGTGAAGGGAATGCTGAGATGGTCCAGTTGGGCAGTCCTCGCCGCCTCAAGACCATCTATCAGACCAACCTGCAGAGTGCCTACATGGCGGGCCGCAAGGCCTCCATGGAGGAGTCGGTCGAGACTCATCCGTATTGGCGCTACATCGCGGTGATGGATGGCAAGACTCGCCCAAGCCATGCCGCACTCAATGGTGTGGTGTATCGGCATGACGACCCGATCTGGTTCACCATCTTCCCA